ATGCGCATTGACCAGAGGGCATTTGGTATTTTACTCAGCTACTACTCTCACCCACGCAAGTTCGTGTGCGGGCGTAAGGGGGAGGGCTGGCGCAGGCCTTCAATGAGCACTTGCCGCAATGAAATTAACGATATTCTCAATGCAAGCCTGTTTCTGCTCTATCAGCCACTGCAAGATGCTTTTAAAAGTCGTAAACGTGTTAACAAAATAACGCATGTTGCATGGAACAGTGATGACAATGCCTTATCCATTTAGCCATAATAATGACATATGCTGCTACTTTAACGTTCAGCAATAAAAAAGCCCCGGGATTAACGCCTGGGGCTTTTTTGTTTGTCATTTTCGGGGCTGCTACTATTCTTAATCTTGTAGCAACTCAATGCGCCGCCCTTTCGATGGATTGATTCATAATCAGAGACGATAAACAGGCGCACCATATTCAAGGCTCCGCATATGCGGGGCCCAGGGCTTCGATACTAACTTTCTGCTCTACTAACTGCCGTCCAGCAGCTGCTTATATTCCTTTCTTGGCATGTATTAGCTATCTCTGCGCCGAAGGCAGTGCGTGTTTTTTCAATATTATCATTGGTCACATGACCTCCTTTTTCGCCGTTATTTCTCCAGTGACTAAAAAACAGCTTCTCGTTTCCATTATCAATAGCAGCTCGGATAGCTGTCTGTCTGGCCGGCTGTTTTGATGGGATAGTTTCTGGGATGCTGTTTGAAAAGCTAGTGAAGAAATCTGACGTTTTGAATCGGTTGGCAGGGTCAGGCGTGACTCCCAGGGCATCCAAAAGATCCTTGTAAGCTGATTCTGGACGGATGGCCGTGCCAATTTCAAATCCAGGTTGAACATTCACAATGAAAGCGCACTTGTGCCCAATTGCGCCGAACAAAAGTTGGAATGGCTTCCTATCTATCAGAAAAAGGATATCAAACACGGTCTTGTTATGTTGATATTGAAATCGAGAGCTAGTTATCTTTTTGGACATCATGTCCTTGTACAGCTCTTTAAGCTTAGATAAATACATTAGGGATCCTTATTTTTTAGGTTCATTAATGACCATAACTCTAAATTACTACGATTTAAAGTGCTGATACATAAGATGTAAATTAGCAATGATTCAAAACCATCTTTGATCTGTATCACGCGACCATAATCGATACGATCCCCAAGACACCTTTAACGATTGGCAAGCTTCTGGGAGTTGCTGTTCTTTAGGCATCAGAAGATTCAAAGGCTCACTTCGGTGGGCCTTTTTTAATTCCTTTCCCACCCACACACGGCACCACGGCAATGCCGGAGGTGGAGCATGTATCGAATGAATCAACGTGCAGACTTTGCAATGAATGGGGGCAGCATCGTGACGTTTATATCCAGCGTCCTGGGCCTGTCCACACTTGAGCTCGTATATGTTGTGACGGCGATAGCAGGCGCTCTCATTGCATTGCTCGGCTACCTGGATAAACGGGTTACAGAAAAACTAAAGCGGAAAGCAATTGAGGAAGAACGCAGTAACGAGAAAGAACGCCTGCGCCTCGACCGCATCCGCGCCCAGGCTGTGATTGATTACCTCAAAGGGAGTGGTGACACTCCATCAGTTAACCGATCGCCCGAAGTTATCAAAGGCATCAACCGTGTGCTCGACGAAGCGAAGGATTGACCAATGGCAAATCTGAAAACAAAGCTGAGTGCTGCTGTTTTGGTGCTGGTGGTCGGTGGTGCGTCAGCTCCGGTGATTTTGGATCAGCTTCTTGACGAGAAAGAGGGCAATCGCCTGGAGGCTTATAAAGACGGCTCCGGTATCTGGACAATCTGCCGCGGCGTGGTCCGAATTGATGGCAAGCCAGTTACTCCTGGCATGAAGCTGACTGCCGAAAAGTGCAGCGCAGTTAACGCCAATGAGAACCGCAAGGCACTCGCCTGGGTTGCTGCTAATGTGCGTGTTCCGCTGACTGAGCCGCAGAAGGCCGGGATTGCCTCGTTCTGCCCGTACAACATCGGCCCCGGCAAATGCTTCACATCGACGTTTTACAAAAAGCTCAATGCTGGTGACCGACCGGGTGCCTGCGCTGAGATTAAGCGCTGGGTGCATGACCGGGGGCGAGACTGCCGGCTGACGAAAGGCCAGGCGAACGGCTGCTACGGCCAAGTCGAGCGACGGGATCAGGAAGCTGAATTAACCTGCTGGGGGTTGGATAAATGAATTTCACCGACCCATTATTCTGGATTAACGCTCTCATGTGGTCTTGGTTCTTCATCTGGTTACCAATGAGCTGGCGCTCACACATCAGAGAAATGAAGCGTCTGTTGGTGGTGCGAAGGGGGTTCCGCTTCCAGAACCGCTATGAAGCAATCAGGAGCATGAAATGACCTTCGACTGGCGCACCATGGTTTGGGGTCTGCTTCTTGTCATTGCGATAGCTTCGGCGAAACTGGCGAGCTATTACCACGGACAGGCAATCGCCGCCGATGGTCGCACCACCACCGCAGAGACCCTAGCCAAACAGCGGCAGGAAACCATCACTGATATGCAGACACGCCAGCGCGATGTTGCCGCTCTCGATGCCAAATACACGAAGGAGTTAACCGATGCGAAAGCTGAAAATGATGCTTTGCAGCGCAAGCTTGATCGCGGTGGTAGGGTGCTCGTCGCTGGTAACTGTCCGAAGCAAACAACCGGCACCGCCAGCGTGGATAATGGAACCACCGTCGAACTCTCTGACATTGCTGGACGAAACGTTCTCGGTATCAGAGCCGGAATCAAAAACGACCAGTCAAAAATAGCAGCTCTACAGCAGTACATCACTGAGCAGTGCATCAAATAACACAGCGCCTTAATGTTTAAGCAAGACTGCCAGTGATGCATAATCCTAGCTCGATGCATATCAGGTGAGCGATCTATGGAAATAGACATTGGAAGTTTTACGCGCGTTGAGGAAAATACTGTCTATGCAGAAGTAACGATTTACACCGATCCGAATTCCGGTGGTGAAAACGTATCTCTGTATCTGAAGTTGCCTTATCAGGTGGATACAACGCTAGCTGAGCTGGAAAAGTTAGCCAGAAGCGAGGCCATCAAACAAATGCGAGCTGCTGCCGATTGGTTAGCCGAAAACTCTGCTTAGATGTCGAGGATTTCATCACAAGGCCCATTTGCGAGTGGGTCTGATGATGAATTCTCCGTCAAGGGATAACGGTTAGCCACGCTGTGAAGCGTTGCATATGCAACTTGCACCAATTCGATTAGATTAGTAGGATAAAGAAAACGCATCTTAAGAAAGGAAAAAACTGTATACCTGAGCACAGTTAGGGTGTTCACCTTAGGCTAATTTGCCGTTGCGAACGTTGTTCGCTTTTGAAGAAAGGTATAGAAATGCGTACAGAAGATGATCTGAAAGAAATCAAGGAAAGCTTACATAGGATCGCTTATGGCGGGCCGTCTACAGGAAACCTTTGGGCTATCATTGCACAAGTCGTGGTTTTTAACTTCGGGCTTGTTTTTATGATTTATGAACATTCAAAGGGATCTATTGGGTTATTGTTTGCGCTAGTTTATGGTATATCCGCTGCTTTAATAATTTTAAGTAGATGGAACTTAATACCTCTATTTATATGCTATGTATATGTGAGTTTATGCTGGTCCATTATTCCTTTCGGCTGTTTCATGGATGCAAAACATCCAATTCTTGCATGGGGTGGTGGTGCAGTAGTCTTTGCCTTTTCTATGTGGTTGCACATGTGTTATGTGACAGATGATATTTTTAAAGGAAAGATAAAACGCAGGAAAAAAAAGTAAAAGGCTCCTCAATTTTGCTCATTAAGGGCTCGCTTCGGCGGGCCTTTTTTATTGGGGTCTATATGACCGATACCTACCGCATCACAGTAACCACAAAGTCTGGTGAAACCCACGAAGGCCTGATGAACCGATCATAGCCTGAGATGGTTAATGGCTTCATCGGTTTAGCCAAAGAAGACGCCTCATGGGTATAGTGCTCAAGATGGGGTTCGTGCCGGAGTAGTTAATTACTCTTTAATGATAGGGTCGTGGAGTAAGTAATTTTAGGGTGAAGGTGATTTTTAGTTGGGGTAAAGGTCGCTGCCGTTGCGGCACTTGCCATCAACTTACCTTTTGACTCAAGGGTTCTCCTTACGAGACACCCAAAGAGCATAAGCAACTTAACTCTTGGTGGGGTCTGCATGTCACCGTACCTGTAGATTGCAATAGGTTGACCATTTTCATCCCATGTTTGCAAGTGATGGTCATCAAGACTGATATCCGTATGCGAAGTTATTCGTAAACATGATGCCTCAATAGCATCAAGCAAAGATGCGCTTATTTTGTCTTTGCCAATTTCGTGGGCCATGTCATTCCTTCCATCGTTTAGTGCCTTGAGTGCATCAAAGGTGGGGCCTGGCAATCCATGGTGCTTTGCACAATTAAGTTTTGAAAAATAAGACATTTTACATTTATCTTTATCTCTACTTTCACCACTAAAAAGATCTCCTTCATTTATTGCTGCGCTTATGTATCCCTGCAAAAATCGCTCTGAAATGAGATGAGTTCGCAATAATACGCCAACGTCATCATCACTTACCGAGGCAGCAATCATTGAGTCTGGCACCACTCCATTGTTAAATATCGAGTCGAAAAGCTCAAAGTTCATCATTTTATCCATAGGTAAATCCATGGCACTCACCGACAAACAAGAAATGTTCTGTCGCGAGTACCTCATTGATTTGAATGCCACGCAAGCGGCTATCAGAGCGGGGTACAGCGATAAGGCCGCAAACAGAACCGCATCTAAAAACCTGTCTAAACCTGACATTCAGAACAGAATCGCTGAACTAAAGTGAGTGATCAACATATAATTTACCCTAATGTTTTATATTGTTTTTTCTTCCAATTAATTAGCTTATTGCCATTAGGATGCATGGCGTGCCGGGCATCGTAATGGCTCTAAACAAAGAGATATCACATGGCAAAACCGGACTGGGGGGCCATTCAGAAAGAGTTCCTCGCCGATCACGCCTTATCAGGAATATCACCGAAGGAGTGGTGCGAGGCGCGGGGTTACAACTACTCCACGGCCCGCCGCTACATCAAGCACCCTTCTGCGCAAAGCACTGCGCAGGAGAAAGTGCGCAGTGCGCAGTCAAAGCGCAGCGCAAAACAACTAGTTGCTAATGACAACCTGAACGACCAGCAGCGTCGGTTCGTTGCCGAGTACCTCAAAGATAACAACGCAACACAGGCCGCTATCCGCGCCGGGTACAGCGTTGCGTCTGCCGGGCAACTTGGATATCAGTTGCTTCAAAAACCTTCAATAATCGACGCCATCACTGAGCAGCAGACTGCGCAGATGTCCCGCGTGCTGATTTCGGCGGATACCGTTCTTTCGCAGATGTGGCAACTGGCCACGTTCGACGCTAACGACCTGTCGCAATATCGAAGGGGCTGCTGTCGATACTGCTGGGGCTTCGGCCATAACTACCAGTGGCGCGATATGGTCGAGTTTGACGAGAAGCACCTTGAGGCGATTGAGCGAAAGCAACGTGAACCAGTTGAAGCAGGTGGCTACGGCTACGATGCAACGAAGCCCGCTAATCCCGAATGCCCTCGCTGCAATGGCGAGGGGCTGGGCCGTACGTATATTCAGGACACACGCGAACTGCCGCCGATTGCCCGCCTCGCTTACTCCGGTACGAAGGTAGGCAAAAACGGCATTGAGCTGGCCAGCATAAGCCGGGAACGGATGTTCGAAGCGGTGGCGAAGCGGCTCGGCCTGGCGAATACCGAATTCACGCAGAAATTGCAGCAGATCGAAATTGAAAAGCGTCAGCTTGAGATCGAGAAACTGCGCAAAGAGTTGGCAGAGGATGGCGATGACAGGCAGCCAACGCCAGTGCAGATAAATATAAACGTAGTAGACGCGAGGGCAGACGATGGGGATCAGCCCGACGCTTAATATCCCGCAGGCGCGATTTCTCGCGATGCCGCATAAGTTCAAGGCTTACGTGGCCGGTTTCGGCAGCGGCAAGACGTGGGTAGGAGCAGATGCACAAGCCAGCATTGATCAGCCTCAGTCTGATGTAGCTGCTGGTCGTAAGCTGTTGCAGCTCAACGCCACCTGCCCAGCGGTTAACGCCACCGGAGCCAACTGCTTGGGCGATGCTACCGCCCCCCGACTTAATGACGCAGCTGAACGGGATTATTTCACTCTCAGACAAAGGATCAGCACAGTATCGGGCAAGTGAATTATCTGCAGGAATACATCAGGTGACAATGCCTCAGATAAACATGCCACTTTAACAAAGACTCTCGAAATTGTACTCTGAAGCCATTTCTAATGGTTTTTGGAACAATTGCGCATGTCAGAGTTTATCAGTGACTACAAAGGGGCCTTTGATCGAAAGAGCACAATGAGTATCAAGCGGTGGATTTACTTCTTCCTAAAGAGTTCATTGCTGTTTCTGCTGTTGTTACTGGCATTAAGCTCAGTTCAGTATGCGTTCATAATATACACTCCATTGCTTGAATACGTGACTGTGTCTGGGATAAAGCAATCCAACGTGTATGGCATCATTCTGATGCTTACTGTCAGCTTTTTCCCTTCAGTTCTCAACCTAGTCAAAATTATCAGGCAGTAA